CCAGCCGGGGAGGGCCTGCGCCGAGGGCTGCCACGAGCGGTCGGTAGCTAAAGGCTTTTGGGATGAGCCCCGCTCCGTCGGGCATTGTCTGATGCTCGCTTTCGGGGAGCTATCGAAGCCGACCGCATAGGAAAGTGGGCGAAGCTCACGCCCGAAGCGGTAAAGAACCTGCGAGTGGTCTCCGACGGAGCGTTTACGAAAGCGTTCCTTTGGTTCGTCAAGGATAGAGTGGAGGACGAGATCGCCGATGCAGTGATACGCCTTCTTGACCTGCTGGGGTGGATGCTCAAAGATCGTGCGCTTTCGGAGACGGAGGTAGAGACCGACTTAGGCGTATCTGCATTCTACATCGCAGGGGAAATGACGCTTGCCGATGCGCTGTGGCCTATCCTTCAGGAGGCGTGCTGCCTTTGTGGTAAGTACGCTCACCGATACGCCATTCTCTACTCCATCAAGTCCCTTGAGTTGCTCTGCGACCACCTCGGCATCGATCTGATGACGCACATCGAACTCAAGCTCAAGTACAACGCAACCCGCCCAGCTTTGCACGGGAAGAAATACTAAGGAACAATGACACGTAACGACATAGCAAAGAGCCTCAAGCCCATAGAGTGGGCGTACAAACACGAGTGCAGTATGTACGTGGCTTCTTTTGGGGTTGGCGGGGAAAGCCTCGAGATTGAGATCTCGCCAGCTTATGGTGCGCCAGAATTTTCGCAACTGATGATATTTCGAGACGAAACACTCATCGAGGGATATAAGGCGTGCCATAGTACACTCAACAGCGCAATGCAGGAGGCTCGCAATTTTCTCGTGAATGAGGTGTGTAGCCTCTTTGAACTCGACTAACTATGACAACGGACAACATAATCGACCTGCTCATCATCGCCTGCGGTGGGCTACTCGTGTGGTCAATAGCCACTACGCTCACGCTGTGGTACGAACGCAGGGGTAACAGAAAGCACAACGAGGTCACACGTGAGCAGATAGATGCACAGCTGAGAGACCTTGTGTGGGTGGACTTCGAGGAAGGAAACAAGCGAGCGCAGACTGGGCTACCCCTCGATGCCTACATACAGGAGTACGGTGGCAAATACCTCGCAAGCGGTAGCCGTACATCCTTCCCAGAGAATGACATCGCACGGCTTATGCCTACCATTGACGACGCAAAGAAAGAGCTTAGGGCGTGGCAGGTGGAGCTTGTGTACCGACTATTCAAGCACGACTGACTAAGATGGATATGACGATCGAAACATTCGCCCTACTCTCCTTCATCAGCTGCCTTGCCCTTGGCGCAGGGTGCGTCACGCTCTTCATCCTTTGGGTGGCTGAGGGGAGAGAAGTGGAAGACCTACGCAAGTCCAAGGAGGAGCTACGAGATAGTATGAGCAACACGAACTACTACCTCCACCAGCAACTCGATCGGGTGAAGAGGGATAACGAAGTCCTCCGCACACAGCTCCACCAGCTGAGGAAGGAACGCAACGCATAACTAACCACGAGTGCGCCCTGCTTGGGTCAAGCCTCCCCTGCTATACACCTCCTTGGGGAGATCAGTGCGGGGCGCACTCTAACAAAGCAACGAAATGAAGAGGCAATACCCACTAAAGAGAGGTGCTAAAGGATGCTCCCTTTGGTACTACAGGGGCTATGTTATAAAGGGCTTCCGCCACTGCCGAGGGCAAGGGCTCACCGAGAACCCAAATATGACCCCCTATGCAATATATAAGTCGCAAGAGGACTATGATAAGGGCAAAGTTGACGACATGGCTTCAGGTCTTAAACAAGCAATCTGCATCGTCGACGAGAGCATAGAGAAGGAGAAGGAACGAGCAAGGATAATATAAATCACGCTACAACACAAGAACTATGACACAGAAAACGACGCCCACGCTAACGTGGGAGGAGAACGAGAGGGGGACGCTAATAGGAACAGCCACCCTCGACAACGGAGCTATTGTGCAATACAAGTGCATCAATATGGGGGACGACGACAACCCAAAGTGGGTGCACCTGCGAGCAATGTGCAGCACCAATGACAGGAGATACAAAGGTGACTACGATCTAAGCGTAGAAACCGAAATAGAAGGTAGAGAGGATGCGCAAACAAGAATGCGCTCTATCCACCTATGTATGAAAGACCTTAGAGAATTAGTAAAGACACTATGACACAATCAGAAGTAAATGGGTTAAAAAGCATCGTCTCCATCTTAAAGTCACGTCTTGAGAAGGCTACAGACAAAGGAGAGGAGATATCTTGCGGACTTATAGGTACAGAAGGGTATATAGAAGAGGAGAGTCTTGGCGAGGCTCTTATGGGCATTGACAAGATGATGACACTATATAAAGAGCTGGATGAATATCTAACAGACTTGGGTGATTGCATTTGTGACCTCGAAGATGCACTCGACAGCGCAGAGATAACGGAATAATAAAACAGCTATGACACGTGAGCAATTAGAACGCGAGCATCATCTACCACTCAAATGGGAGGTTCGCAGCGAGTGGGGCGATAGCCGTGTGCATCTTAGTGCACTACTAATACACGGTGGCCGTATTATTGGGACTTACCATATACATGCTTCAGTCCATGGAATACACTCATCCTATAGATGGGATTTCGAACTCCAGTTCGAGCATGAAGACACTGGAGATATTGACGTTGTCAGTGGACTATCGTGTATCAGGGGGATCCCCGAACTCGGTGTTATTCACATGAAGCAGGAGGCCAATGCACATCGCATTGACCTCCTCCTTCGATACCTCGGTATTAAAGAACAACAGATATGAATAAGCGCATAGAGTATCTAATACACTTCCTTGGTGGAGCTATTGTTGTCGCGATATTCTCCTACATGATATACCGACAATATACACCCGAGGGCAGGGCAGAGCTGATGCTTAGCTCAGAAGGGGTAGTCATTGAGAAGGTGGCAGACCCAGCTGGGTACACCTGGGGCTTTTGGGAGGGGGATGTAGTGTACAGACCCGATAGGTACTATCTCAAGGTCAGGCTTGACAACGGAAGAGTTACAGAGCTGAAAGTCGATGAAGTCACCTATATGCATACGAATGTAGGTGACAGAGTAAAGAACAGATAGAAAACTAATACAAACTAACATGGACCTATTTATCGCACGAGTATCCTACCACAACCTGGAGGACAAGAAAATCACCGAGACCTACCTCGTCAATGCAGCCTCCTACACAGAGGCCGAGGCACGCACGCTGGAGTACCTCGATGAGCTCACGCCATCACCAGTGACAATCAAGAGCCTAAAGCCGTTAGGGGTAAACGACACCATGGGGCTGGACGTGGACAGCACGTCTGCTGGCTACTACATCGTGAGTGTCGTCGATGAGGTGGACGGCAAGAAGGTGACGCGCAAGACGCTTGTCAAGGAGCTGTCCATCATGGAGGCCAGCGACATGGCGAGCTACGGACGTATTCAAGACGTCACCGACGCTCGAGTCCTCGACGTTGTGGACATCATCAAAGCGGCATAGCCATGAAGATCTCTCACCCTCGCATAAAGTGGACGACGCTCCCCAGGGGCTTGCAGATTGGTATAGATGAAGCCACTGGGGCTATCTTCTCAATGAAGGGCTCACGCCTCACTATCGACTTCCACGGGGTATTCTCCGACCGCTACGGCAAGGCGGTAGCCGAGAGCTTCCTCGACGCACTACACAACACCCCCAAAGAGTAACTAACCCAGCCCCCTCTCTGCATACGACAAGCGGAGAGGGGGCTACTTCAAAAGCAGAGCTATGAACCTACTATCACTAATCATTGACCATATCCTCGGTCGTCGCTACTACGCGAACATCGTCTACCACATAGGCACGCGCAACTGCGAGATAGCCTCCCACATCTTCGAGACAAAGGCGGATGCGAGGATCCACCGAGAGAGCCTTGCGTCGAACAGGTCGTTTAACTTCATCAAGACGATCTCATTCCGAAGCCGCACCAAGATAACCAACTTCCAGCCCTATGTTTAAGAAGCTCCTCGACCAGCGCAAACGCCTTGTCACCATTGACTCGCGCGACTCCTCAATAACACTATCACCTCGGCTACTGCGAGAAATGGGAGGGGAGAAGGCTGTCGGCAGACGTATGCTTGTATTCTCGATACCATCGAATGCCACCTACGGCTTCTCCTTCCTACCCGCAGATGCATCAGAGGCTCAGCTCAAGGCGGCTCCAGTGCTACAGCACAACGAGAACACCAAGACCCACGGCTTCGAGAGCCTGACACCTACGGCTGCCGCTATCCTCTACCGCTACGACATTGAGGATGAGGTGGCCCAGCTCTACGTCAAGCGTCGTCAGATAGCCAGCACCACCTACTACGAGATCCAGCCACCACGTAAATAGAGATAGAGTATGCCTACACAGATACGAGAGGTCCGTTACCGCGGCTTCTCCACAAGCCCCGACGACTATGCAGTGCCCGACGGGGATCTCGAAGGGGTGTCAGGTCTTGTCCCCGAGGACGAGGCCTTGAAGCCTATTCAGCCACCAGCTGCAATCTTTGAACCCCCGACGGGCAAGACGCTCGACCACCTGCCCGTT